ATGACAAAGAAAAAAGCACATAAACCCGGCTCTGCCACCATTGCGCTCAACAAGCGCGCCCGCCATGAATACTTCATAGAAGAAGAGATTGAAGCGGGATTGGCACTTCAGGGGTGGGAAGTTAAATCACTGCGCGCAGGCAAAGCCAATATCAGCGACAGCTATGTGTTGATGCGTGATGGCGAAGCTTATCTTTTCGGTGCCACATTCACTCCACTGCACGGTGCCTCCAGCCACGTGGTCTGTGATCCGACGCGTACCCGCAAACTGCTGCTGAACCAACGCGAGCTGGATTCGCTATACGGCCGAGTCAATCGCGAAGGCTATACAGTAGTGGCACTGTCGCTGTACTGGAAAAACGCCTGGTGCAAGGTCAAGATCGGCGTAGCCAAAGGTAAGAAAGAGCACGATAAGCGCGACGACATCAAAGAGCGCGAATGGAAGCTGGATAAAGCCCGCATCATGAAAAACGCAGCCCGTTAACGGCTGCTAGCGTCGCTACCCATCTTTCTGTTATAATAGTGAAATATCTTGGGGCTGATTCTGGATTCGACGGGATTCGCGAAACCCAAGGTGCATGCCGAGGGGCGGTTGGCCTCGTAAAAAGCCGCAAAAAAATAGTCGCAAACGACGAAACTTACGCCGTAGCAGCTTAATAACCTGCTTACAGCCCTCTCTCCCTAGCCTCCGCTCTTAGGACGGGGATCAAGAGAGGTCAAACCTAAAAGAGATCGCGTGGATGCCCTGCCTGGGGTTGAAGCGTTAAATCCAATCAGGCTAGTTTGTTAGTGGCGTGTCTGTCCGCAGCTGGCAAGCGAATGCAAAGACCAGACTAAGCATGTAGTACCGACGGTGTAGGAATTTCGGACGCGGGTTCAACTCCCGCCAGCTCCACCAATTAAATCAAGGGGTTACGTGAAAACGGAACCCCTTTTTTATTACCTGTGGCGACAAAATGGCGACAGGCTTTTATCATAGAACGCACGGTCTTCTCTGTAGCTTCCTCAATTATTGCTTGTTCACCGCTTTTCAGTTCCTGCAAACAGCCTCACCACCCCCAAACCCGCATCATTGCTGCAAACAAGGTGGCCCAAGATAACGCCTACTCACATTCAGAGATCTATTCAAACTGGCCAAATCCACACAAAACCCTTTTATTTCTTACAGTTGCAATTTCAAAGCGATCCTTTCTTGATCCAAAAAACTGAAAAACGCTGAAATTCCTTTCACTGTTTTCAGTGGGCATTCTTCCGCAAAAGCCCAGCGGCGGCACGGGCTGGCGTTGGGTTTTGTAGAAAAATAAAACTGAAAAGTCTTTGTGATCCAAAAACCGCAGGCGGGTGCGGTGTAGTGCCGATTTTGTCGCGTGAGCGTTCATTTTGTCGGTGCGCTGGCTGCGTCAGCGGGGTACAGGCAGCGGCGCAATGGGTTGGCATGGCGGCGAGGTTACCGGGAAAGGGCGTGGCATAGCGGCCCGCTGAGTGCGTCATACGAGGGGCGTAAAAAAGCCCGCACGCGGCGGGCTGGGTAGGCGGGGATCGTTCACCCGATTATCGGGCTGTACTTGTCTTTGAGTGTGCCGGTACGGCGGCCGGTCTGCTGTATCTCGCCCGCATTTAACGGGGTGCCGGTGTTAGGGTGCGTGTGGCTGGCCGTCTGCGTCGCCAGTTCCTGAATCACGTCCAGGGTGTCCAACATCAGCGTCATGACGTTGACCTGCTGGCTACCGACCCACACCACCGGTGCCATCAGTTCCTGACGCGCACCGGCAATGCTACGGCGCAGTTGCCCTATTTTCTCGGTCAGCGACTGTCCTATCTCTACTGTCGCTGACTGGCCCACACTGGCCATATAACCGGCCTGCGTAGCCAGGCTGTAATCCCCCTGGGCAATCTGCACGATGGCCCCTGCCTGGAGTGTGTGGGTACCCAATACCGTGGCGTTATCCGTTGCTTTAATCAGGGTTTCTCTGGTAACCAGCGTGCGCCGTTCTTCATCGGCGCTCACCTCCCGGTGCATTGACGATTCCCTGATGGCCTGATCGGTCTTTCGCTCCCAGTCTCCGGCTATCGTCACACGCTGTGAAACCTCCGCCCGCTGCTGCTGTAACTGCTCCCCCGGCTTGATATCAGGTAATGACTGACCACTGGCTACGGTTTGACGCACAAACGGCTTATCCGGTCGACCGCCGGTAAACCCGACCTCAACCAGCGTACCTGGCGGCGGAAACTGGAATAGCCCGGCTTCACTCCCGGCCATCGGCACCGGTAGCGGTACTGCCGGATACACCGGTGTATCTTTCGCCGGTTTACCGTCTGCATCCAGTAATTGCAGGTCAACCGCATAACGGGGCCGGAAAGGGTCGGCGATATTACCGCTGGCGACATCCTCTGAGGGCGCTTCTACGCGGGCAAACTTCGGCAGGTGCAATCCGGCCGACAGTTCGGGATAAGCGGTGTCGATCTGACGCTGAGCCGGGGTACGCTGCGCCGCCTTGCCAGTGACAGTGCTCACCGGTACCCACTCTATCGTCATGCTTTCGTTGAGCAACTGCACGCGGGACAGGCGCTGCTGGTTAACCACCGCGCCGGGCCTGACGGACTGTATCAGTGGCAACGTCATACTATTACCGGCGGCCTGCGCCTGGCTGAACTCCGCCGGGATGATGACCGGCGCACCAGCCAGCAGGGAATCGGCCCAACTGCCGAGATATAACGCACCATCCGGTAACGGTTGCCAGACGTAATCATCAATCCCGAACGCCGCCCCGATGTTGGCCAGCAACTGATGACCGCTGCCGCTATGGGTAAAATGCGGAATTGGCTGGCTGACATACCCGGCATCAGGCAGATGCACCGTTAACCCACTGTGCTCACTCAGCCGGTCCGCCAGTTGCCGGAGCGTCGGATGCTGAAACGCACACGGCCACATCCGGTCAAATACGCCCGCCAGTTCGCGCACAAACAAGCGTTGATAGCCATTTTCGGCGGGTTGGCTCCGTTCGACGTAACCGGTAAACCAGCGCAACACCAGATCGGTATAGCCCACATCCAGCCTGACCAGTTTGCCGGTATAATCCTGCTCAGTCTCAACCGTGATAAACCCACGGCCACAGGCGTTTAACTCCAGTACCACATTGGCGTCCACAACATGTACCGCATCGCCAGATAACATCAGTCGCGTAATCGGTCGCATGGCTTACCCCAGTGCGTCATTGACCGGTTTCAGCACTTTGCGCTCAAACCAGCTTAATTTTTCATCACCCTCACCGGCAGCACTCCCCTGCCCCGGTGCCTGCTTCTTCGTTTCTGTTTGATTGCCTGCGCGGGCGTCCCGCTTTTCCGATACGCTGATATGTTCGCGCAACGTAAACGTCACCAGCCAGGCTTGTTTGCCATCCTGTTTTGGGGCGTCAATCGACCCGGTAAAGGTGGCCAGCCGGAAGTTGATCGCCTGTGCGGTAGGGTTGGCTACCCGATAGCGTTTCAGCTTGCTGCCCTCTTTCGCTTCCGCCAGGGTAAACAGCCGGGTTAACACCTTCGCCTCAGTAAACGGGATCACGCCAGACACGCGCAGCTCTTTAGGCTTGATACCCTGCTCGGCGTTAGCCGTGCTGGACGTTTGCCCTGACTGGTCTTTTTCTTCGAATTGCATTGAGGGCGTGACGGTCAGGCCACGCAGGGGGATAGCTTCGCCATCAAGGGCGAGTGTAATTATCTGGCTCACGGATCATGCTCTCCAACGCATCCAGCTCTTTCCCTGTAAACATCATGGCCGCAGTATAAATCGCGGATGGCTGGGGGATATTTTTCAGCATCTCCGCCGCTATCACACCCGGTGCGCCCTGGCCGGTAAAGACCCACGCCAGCGCGCTGCACTGGGCCATCTGCTGCATGGCCTGACTGATTTCCGATAAAGCGGCATCGCGCTGGGATGTAAAGCGCTCAGCCATCCCTTTCAGCGCAGCCAGCCCCATCGGTACAGTGGCCTGCTGCTGCGCCGCCATCATACGCTGGGCGTTCAACGCCTGACGGCAGCTTGCCACCGACAGCGACGCGGCGGCGGGCAACGTGCGGCTTTTGGCCGGGATTTGCATTTTCACTGTAGCCAGCTCCGCCATAGCCCGCGCCTGTCGGGCAACCTGGCTCAATGCCGGGGCCGGGAAAACCACCGTTAGTGCATCCAGCGCTTGCAGGAATTCCCCCAGCCCACTCCCGCACACCATCCACACGCACACAGTCAGGTTATCCGCCGCAGCGCCCAGCCGTTCAGCCAGGTAATCCACCGCATTAGCCGGGCTTAGATAATGGCCGTTATCGGTCACGTTACCCACGCCATAGATCCACGGATGAACCGGCAACACCGAACAGGTCACCGGCGGCAATGAGGATGCGATACGGATATCAGCTTGCCGCCACGTCATACCGCCGGAGCCTCCGGCCAGTCGATATCCGGGGCTGCATTCACATCCACCCGGTTTAACAGCACGCGATACGCTTTCCATTTACCCAGCAACGCCTTTTCTTCCTCGGTTGCCAGTTCCATGTCCACCGCATCGCTTAACGCCTGAATGCGGGTATTGGCCGTAGTAAACCGCTCGTTCAGTTCCTGCGTTGCGCTATTCACATCCGCCTGATGCTGTGCATCCGTATCCGTCACCCATTTTTTGCCATTCCAGACATCAAATTCCGAAACGGGCGCTAACAGCGTTAGCGTTTCCGGCAACTGGCCAGGCTCGGTGATTTCTGTACTAAGGCGGGTTTGCGTATCATAGGCCACCCTGCCGCGATAATCCGGTACACTCATCCACGAAAGCCCATCGGCAGCACGGCATAACGCCTTTCCTTCTGGCGGTAACTCGGGTGCATCACTATAGCTGTCAGCCGGAATGCCTACCCCGGCCATCAAATATTCATAGCTGGCCCCGCGATATTCCCGCGTTTTGGCATCAACATGAAAGACGGTGATCCACCCCGCCATCATAGCGTGACCGTCTTTATCTAACGTCGTTTCTTTAACATTCACTGAATAATTCGCCATCAGGCAGCCCTCACGATGTAGTTGAATGCAACGTTGCGGGGCCGGGTTTCTTTACTCCCTTCTGCTGTTCCGCCGTTGCTGATTCCATTTGAATACCCGACTGTTGGCGTTGATGTATATTGTGACAACAAACCGATCCCGGTATTCATACCGCTTTGCAGAGGATTGCTGTTCACCATTGTGCCAACATGCTTATGGTCTTGAACGGTTTGGGTCTGTGCAGACAATAAACCGCGCCCGGCATCAACTCCTCGTCCATCATCCCAACCCCGGATAAATTCACCGCGCAGGTCAGGTAAAAAACCCGATGGATAACGCCCGGCTAATAGGGGATACATCGATTTATTGAAGGATTGCCCATTACATTTCAGCCACCCGTCAGGGGCTGTTGCGCCGGGATAAGGTAAAGGGATACCTACCAGTTCATTTTCTAATTGGGTGATGCGAAGCGTTTGTCTGGCTGCGCCGGTATCCATTACTGCAAGCTGCCCCAACCCTAAATTTTTTCGGCAAGCCTCTTTATCGAGTAATGAGGCCAGATTATCGTCCTTACGAAGGTAGAGGGTCTGCGCATTCTGTTCTGCCAGGCTTCCTTGTTTACGCCAGTCGGTAATATTGCCGTTTTCATCAATATCCGCGACAGGAAGCAAATAGTGCTGAACACCATCACGTATTTCATGATCTGCCGAGTTGGCAACAACGATCTGGCTATCAACCGCCCATGCCTGTGTGAATTCACCACGCCAGCACACATCCAGAAAGACACGAGTCGGCAAGGCATCCACTGTAATTTTTAGATCACTCGACAGCCAAGCACGCAGCCCAGCGGCATACGCCACTCCGGCTTTTACAACATACGCATTGCCATCTTTGACAACCTGATACGCATTACCAAAAAACGCGGATGAACCATACCTATCCATATTTTCAATGCGGATACGCTCATCAATCCCTGCCAGACGGGCCGAAAAATCAATCTGCCAGGTATCGGCTGTCACGTTGATTTGCGTGGCAGCGGCCGCGCCATCAAATTGCATCATGAGATTACGGGTCAGGCTGTTGCCCTGCTGGCCGTTTCGGGTCGCCAGTTTCTGCTGGGTGCGTACATGCACAATCATCAACACGGTATTCGTTTTGCTGTCCAGCAGGCCAATCCAGTTGTAATCCCAATCCCCCACGGTGGTATCCAGCACCACCGAATAAACCACCGCGTTTTCATTCAGGACACCGGCCTGGGTAATGGCGGCGGTATGCTGAATCTGATCGGCAGGGGGTAACCCTTCATTTCGGTCTACCGGCACCGATTCATCCTGACCCGGAACCCGCGCAAAAACGACTTTATCGGGCCGGGCGGCGATACCATCCAGCACCCGCTGAACATTCCATGCCTCAAACGCACGGGTAATGACACTTTGCGCCATAATCCCTCTTATAAATTGGCTGAATAATATTCTGTTGTGATGCATGTCCGTGCGTGAAGCGCACTAACATGCTCCTTTACCGTACTGGCAGGCATCGTGCTGATAGCGTGGTCGTATTCTGTATTGTGCTCAAACTCCCCGCACCGGACTGACTGGGTTTCCCCATTCCAGAGGTCAAACGTATAGCGGCGGCAGGTGCGGCCGTACTGCCTGACCAGACTCATCATCAGGGCGTTATAACCGCTTAACTGCTCATCGTTGATACGTACCAGGATCACATCCCAGTCATACCCCGGTTGACGTTCGGCCAGGGTGACAGCGCCAATGCCCAGCCGCTCAAAAATGGCGATAAACCCGGCCACGCTGCCCGCGTCCTGCGCATTGACAAAGGCGTACTTCACCCGGCGACGGAAAAGCGTTAGCGCTTCCCCTTTCAGCCGCGAAATGTCGCGCTGATACGCCAGCACGTTCAGCAGCGGTTCTGCACAGGTATCGACGTCCAATTGCTGCAACGGCCAGCGCAACCAGTCATTGACCTGCAACCAATAGGCTTTACTGGCATTCAACAAGGCGGCAGGCTCGCCCTTATCCATCCATGACGGCAGCCGCAGACCCGCCAGTTGCTCCTTAAAATCAGGCATCGGCTATCACCACCGACAGCGAGGCGAGACGCGGCACATTAAGCCCGCTGACAATATCGCCCAGGGAAAAATCCAGTGACGCAATCAGCGGGAACACGTCGTGTAATTCCTGTGCCAGCGTGGAAAATGAGAAACGCGACCAGGGCCACGTCTTTGCCACGTCATACCCGGTGTTTTCCCGAAAGGCACAGCGGACTAAATCCTGGCACCCGCTACGCAACGCGGCTAACGCCTCATCCGTCACGTTCACCAGATTGCGCACATAGACCGTCACGGTTAACTCATGCTGTGTTTCCGGCAGCGCCATACAGCGCAAATCATCGCCGTGGCCGTGGTGCCCCTGTGCCGTGATGTAATCATTCACCGCATCGATAAAGGGCTGCGACACCACCCCCGAATCCAGCAACAAATAAGCATTGGCGGTACCCGGCCCACGCGGGGCGTCATGCTGAAAGAAAATCCGATCGATGCTTAATCCGGCCACCGCTGCAATCATGCTGCGATACACCGCGTCGGTGTGGTAATTCCCCACCAGATTGAACTGATTGCGGCAGCGCTCACGCAGGTCATCATCTGATTCCTCATCTGCGCCGGGCGTCAGCAGCCAATCGTCTTGATTCTCCACCCGTTCAATACCGGCTACCCCCACCGGCAAAATCCGGCAATAACCGGGGGCCAGATTGAATGCCCCACCGTCTGCCGTGGCGGTCACTGGGACGTCAGCACTGGCCAGACCGGCGGCAATCACGGTATCCACCGATACCGCCACACTGAAAACCGTGCCGTTAATGCGTTCGGTCTGAATAAGCGTCCCCGCCGGGATCACCACCGCCTGCGCCGTATCCGACTTATAGAAACGGATAACGCCCGCTGCCGCCGTGGCTGCCTTGCGTGACAGATTGACACCCCAGGCGAACAAATTAAGGAATGGGCCGGACGCCGTAGCCAGATACATATTGGCCAGCACCACGCTGATCAAAACGTCTTTCAGCCAGATAACCGGCGTTGTCACCATGACCGAAATCAGCCGCCAGAACGGCGACATCCGCGATGTATTAGTGACCAGACCGGATGCCGTCACTTGTGCCTGAAACTGCTCCGTCACCGTCTCAGCCGTCACCGGCATTCCGGCCTCTTTCAGCACCTGCTCATAATCAATTTTTGGCTTTTCCGTCATACGTCCACCCTGGCCGTGATCGGCCCGAAATCATAGGTTTCCGCCGTCACCCACAGCCGGGTCGGGCTTTCTTCGCTGATCACCACCGTGCCGGGGATAATCCGTTCATCGTCTTCCACCAGAATAATCATTTGCGTCAGCACATCGGCCCGCAGCGTCGGGCTACGCTCTGCCACCAGTTTGGTGGTCAGCCCGCTTTCAATAATGGCGTGAATGCAATCCTGACCAATACTGATCCGGTTATTGCAAAATATCGGCTCACGCCCTGCATTCAGGCTGAAATCGCGCTCTGTAATTAACAGGTCAATATATTTCACGTCATCCATTACCGCAGTGCTTCCCATTCCGTTAATTGCTCCGGGGTAAATCCTTTATTGGCATAAATCGTCAGGTTTTCGACTTTCCGGCTGTTGTCGGTGTAATTCTTCGCATTGCTGTTACTGATATCTCGTTGCAATCCGCCCGAATCAACCCCCTTTATTTTCCCACCCGTTAATAAACCCTCACCGCCCGGCCGGGGTGTGGACTCAGGCATGGCAATATTGATCCCCGGAATGGCATTTAACTTTCCAATAATCCAGCGATAAGACGCATTGAACGACGCTAGAATACCGTCCCACAATCCGGAAAATATCTCTCCAACGCCATCAGCCATTTTTCCCATCATCTCGGACAGGGAGAAATTACCCATCGCATTCACAACACGGTGCCAGCCATCAAGAATAGCATTCCACGTTTGGCTAAATATCTCAGCAACCCATTGCACTTTTTCCGCGACGGTTTTCCACATATCGGTCTGAGTAATAGCGTTCCGTATGTCATCCCAATGCTTGATCAGCAAATAACACCCGGCAACCAGTAGCAAAATAACGCCAATGATTAGCGTGATAGGCAGCATAGCGAAATTGAACGCCACACCGCTCAGTAGGCTAGCTATGCGCACAGCAAGTAATACGCCACGTAAAATACGCATCGCCGCCGCCCACGCCAGCACGGACTTGTTATACAGCCAGATAACACCGACATGAATTTTCATGATGGCGGTTAGCCCTTTCCATAACCCTTTCAAGCCACCGAGCACAAACACAGAAACACCCATCACGATATTGGCGATAGCCCCTGCACCGGCCAGACTGAGTACCGCCAGTACGCAATAACCAATGACCCGCGTGATATTCGGGAACAGATTCAGCCACCTGACCAGCACTTGCCCGCCATCCGCCATCTTGTTGATCAACGGGTATAACACCGGCAACAGCGTGGCCCCCATCGCGGCGCGGATGGCGTACCAGATAGCGATCAGCCGTTCCCAGGGGCTGGCCATCTTCTGCGCCATTTCTGTGGCGCGCTTCATACCGTCACTGCTGCCCAGTTCGGTGATATGCTGCTGCAGGACGCCGACATTGCCATACAACTGCTTGATGACCGCCGCACTATCGCCAAAAGCATCATCCAGCTCTTGCTGAGCTTTCAGATTGCCCTCAATGCTCGCCCCGTACTTCCCGCGCAGTTTCTCCAGCATCGCGGGCATGGTCAGTAATTTGCCGTTGGCATCTTCAAACGACAGCCCCAGCTTTTTGGCTCCTTTAACGGATCCAGACAAAAAGCCCTCGTAGGCACTGGAGGCTTCCGTGCCTAATGTGCGTTGCAACTCACCCATCACGGCCAACTGCTCATCCATACCAATGCCATAGTTGGTACCGACCCCGCGCGCGCCTTCCATCAGGTCTTTTATCGCCCCCAGCTCAACACCGAAGGCATTACGCATATAGGCGGCCTTACTGGCCAGTTGCTCCGCAAACTGCACATTCCCCATTGATTCTGCATCAGAGCGAAAGTTGGCAAACATCTGTCCCATGAATTCGGACGACTCGTCCGCCGTGGCTTTCAGCGCCGCCGCCATCACATTCGATGCCCTGACGACCCCCGGCAAATCCTCTTTGGTCAGGGTACCGACCGCCGCATTAATCCGGGCGGTCGATTGCACATACTCCAGCGCCGAGCGCCCGTATTGGGTGCTGAATTTCAGCGCGTTGGCATTAATCTTCTGTAACGCCGAATCATCGACGCCACGCGCCGACGCTTCGACCATTGCGCCGTGCATCTCTACTGCCGGGCCAAGCGCCCCCTGGATAGACATAGCGGTCCCAATAAGCCCGGCACCGCCAACAGCGATTTTAGAAAAGGCGTCCCGCGACGATTTCGCAAAGCCGGTGACCGCCGCCTGCGCCTGTTTTACCGGGCGGGTCAGCTTATCAATCAGGCTTAATGTAAAATCGAGTTGCTTCATGAATCGCCTTTTAATGCCAGCGCAATCCCGTTCGCCACGGAAATACGCATATTTTCCCAGTGTGTATTTGCCAGCCAGACGGCACGGGCCAGATTATCGGCGTCATCATTTTCAGCCGGTAAATAATACCGACGCAGGGTTAATGCCTGTTCAAGAAAATTATTTTCGATGGCCCGCAGCCGCTGGGTTAGTTTTTTACTTCGATTTCCAGCTTCGGTGCATATTGCGCATTAACCGCTTCGGTAATTTGCAGCGCGGCACCCGGCAGCTTTAATAATTCATCCAACGTTTCTTTATCTTTGGCTACGACAATACGGCGAAGATACGTCACCGCCGGAGCCACTTTATTATCCATTGCCATATCATTAATCATGCCGTTATAGGCGACGGTATTTGGTTCAAACGACAATTCCTTGCCAGAAACAGATAAGGTAACTTTGCTCATTACATGTTTTCCCGTTGGGTTATTTCATCAATTAACTGATTGTGCCGGGCGGCACAATCCGCATAAATTTGCGGCCAACTGATTAACGGCTGCGCCGCATCATTGCCGGTAGTACCTGATAAGCGCGGCAGATTATTGACCGGACATTTCTTTTTCAGGTTTTCCTGATAAGACACGTTCGGTGTGATTAACGGCGTCGTTGTACAGGCTGACAAATTCAGCAGACAGGCACACGTTAGTAAAAACCGGTTTAACGATTTCCCGGTAAACGGTTTTATTCGGCACATTGCGTAATGCCTCCAGTTTTGATTCCAATGCCGCGCCGGACTGGTTCGCCAGTACCTGTAACGCCTGGCGTGCTTGCTCTGCAACGGCGGCAGAGGCACGAGTCACAGCCAGATCAACGCTATCCCGCTGCCAGCTCGCCGCCTGCCAGCCAGCGGCAAAGGCCACCGTCAATCCCGCCACAACCCGCCATAGCCCATCCATCAGCGCACCCCGTTGTGTGCCAGGCTAAAATGGTTACCATCTGGGCGTGAGGTAAAGCGCCCGCCCCAACACCCACCCAGCGATTCCCAGTATTCACCGAGCGGCAAATAGGCTTCCGTTCGGGTCTGGTATTCACCATCGATAAACAGATTCAGATCTACGGCCAGGCGTTGTGTATGCAAACTGTTGACGATGCCTGACCCGCTGCGGGCATTCAGCTTCGCCTGTTCCGGTGTGCGGTATGCCTCGCCGAACGTCAGGCGATATCCCCGCTCTCCCGCCCACTGGATCAGCTGTGCGACCAGTTGGGTAAATAACTGCTGTTTTTCACTTAACGTCATCTTTTGCATCACTCCCTTTCAGCAAACCACTGCCACGGCGGCGCAACCAGATTTCAACCGCCTGATGCCCGGCCACCCCCAACGCCGCACCCAGCCCGGTAACCGCCATCGGCGGCAACCCTGGCACCCACACCAGCGCTGCTCCGGCCGCCATTGAGGTGGCCGACCCTAAAATCATCCGGCCGAAAAACAGGCGCGGCGTGATTTTTTCATCACTGGCTAACAACTTACCCAACGCAATCAGCGCCCCCAGCACCAGCAATCCCAGCGCGTTCTTTTCATATTCCTGCATGACTGTCCTTAGCCGATCAGCTTTTCCGTGAGTTCCGATTCCAGATAGGGGATACCGTTGATGCGCACAAAATCCGGGCTGGTGACCACAAACTTAATTTTGTGTGACATCACGCTGCCGCCCTTCGGGTCAACATCCAGAATGTCACTCAGGATCAGCTTGCAACCGAAGGCTTCCACCTTCATTTCCTCGCTGCCCGCCTTGGCGTACCACATCAAGTCCACCGGCTCGATACCCCGCCATGACCCGGCGCTGCTGGCTTTCGCCGTCACCACCGCCAGGCTCTTGGTACTTAGCTCCATTTCACCTTCGGCGGCGACGTCACCGGCCACCCAGCCATCGGGGATACCCTGTGTCTGCGCGGCGGCGGTGTTATCCGTGATGCTCAGCGAGACTTTTTCCGCGTGAACCAGTGCGCCGTCCATGTTGAAGTCAAACGACTGGCCTGAAATCCGTTTTGTCATGCGCTCCCCTCCAGCGACATATCCAGCACCAGACTGACCGTGATCCCTTTCGGGCATTCGTAGGTACGGACAATCAGATAAATTTCCACCGCCGTTTTAGAGCGCCACGCAATAACCACATCCCCATCCTTCGGCGGCTTCACTTCCCCCGGAAAGGTGATGCCGTTGATTTGGGTACTACGGGACATTTCACGCAACGTTTTGGCAAAGTACCCCTGATGCGCCGCGATACTGCCCGGCGTACTGTTCAGGCTGCGATCGGCAATTTTGGCAATCGCCTGCAACCGGATGCGCCGCGCCACCTTGTCCACGACGCGCAGGTTTTCAATGGACTGATAGTCGCCTCCTTCCACGTCCAGGGTGCGCCCATCTGACCAGTAGTAGCCGTCATAGTCGGGATACCACATCGGCACGCTGTATCGCTGTTTCTCCAGCGCCTGCAACATCGCCAGATCCAACGTCACGCCGGTGCCGTCCACCGGTAAATCTGTGCGCCCCATCGCCAGCAAGGCACCGGTTTGAACCCGCGCCGGGCTGTCGGCAATCGTCACCGCTCGGTTGCACAGGCGTCCAGCCAGCACGCCCGGCTCATGGCCCCACAGCCGCGGCACCAGTTGCACCGCCGGTGCCGCGGCACCGTTCTGTAAATTACTCAGGCTCTGTAAATACTTATCCCAGCCCTCACCCGCTTTCGGGCCATCAACAGCCAGCAGAAACCACACCCAGCGCCCGAACGCTGACACCAGCGTGGATCGCAGGCTGGATGCCTGGGCGATAATGCCTTTGGTAGCAGGCAAGGACACCACCACCCCTTCAACACTGGCGACCTGTTGGGCGGCCGTGACCGCGCTCACCCAGTCGCCTTTTGGCGGCAGCAGACAGACAAAAGCGCTCCAGTTCTGCCCCGCATTGACCATCGCGGCGCTGACGTCGCGTTTCAGTACCGAATCCGCCGCTCCCAGCACCTGATCCAGATCGCTTTGGGTATTGACCGGCACGGTTTTCACCGCGTCAACCGTCCCTTCACCGATAAAGAGCACCACGCGCTCAATCTCGCTGGTTTCGCCCTGTAGCTGGTTAACCTGGTTAACCTGAACCGTTGGCCAACTCATGCTTACCCCTTGATATCCTGCGCTTTTACATCCCAGCCAAAGCCAATGCCCTGTAGCTGCCGTGCCAGCGCTTTTGTAAACTCCGCATCGTTCATACCCAAAAATGGCCGGGCAGGAACGTCCACTGTCCAGGCGGTTTTGGCCGCCTTGCCGCTCAACTTACGGATGAGTAATCCCGCCTGTGCAAAGCTCAGGGTTTCCTCAATCTCCCGGTAAGGCGGCTTTCTCCATCGCGCCCCGCGTTTTACCCGGTACCCCAGCGCCCGCAGTTTGCGGGCCTGTCGTCGCGTGGCCATCCGTCCCGGCTCGGGGCGTCCATTGCCAACCTGTGAACGCTTGACGGATACGCTCATGCCGTTTTGCTGGCTGTAGCCCACCACGCCCGCCGGTACCGGCGTTTTCCCGTTGCGATACCCGCCGCCCTGTAGATAAATCCGTACCGCCTGGATCTCTGGCATTTCGCGGATATGCAACAGATTGGGCAGATTGCGCAGCATCCTGCCACGTCGGTGGCCGCGTCGTGCCGCCCAGGCACTGCCGTCCGGTGCCTGCTGCGCCCGGACGTTCCGTTTCGCTGCCGCAATCACCCCGTATTTCGCCAGCCGCCACAGTAAACGCTGGCGTTTTTTGGGTGGCAGCGTCAGCCGTTGCAATGCGGTGCGTAGTTCGGCCAGTTGTGACTGGCTCAGTTCGCCATGCACGATCATGACGCCCCGACCTCCGCCCCGTCGCCGCCAGCACCGAACAGATGCCCGGATGTGGCCTGCCAGATTTCCGGGTGGGTCAGACGCCAGCGTCGCCCTTCAAACGGGATAATCCCGGTGTCATCGGCCACAATCGCCAGTGATTCCGCCAGTTGCAGCGACACCACAACAATCGCACTGTCCTGATCGCGCACGTCCACATCCAGTGTGGGCAACTCCATATCCAGCCCGGCATCCATGTACGGCACATCGTCCTGCCCTTCCTGCCAGACCAGTAACAGCGCGCACAGGTTGCGCGGGTCACACACCCGGTATGGCCAGCGCTCCCAGCTCAACACGGCATCAAACTTCATTACCGCCAGTTGATACTGGTCTTCGCCCAGGTCACGGCGGGCGGGGATAAAGCTCACTTCATCCATGAAGCTGTCAAACCCCTGCATCACACGAGGCGGCAGATGCGTCGAAACAAAGGTGGTCAGGTCATCCAGCTTGCTCATACCATCCGCACCGTTGCCCGTTTCAGCCCTTTCATGCGGCGGATCACCATCGCCGCTTCCCCCAGCAATCCCTTGCGTGTGTCGTCTCCCTCCTGTCCCGGATGAGACTCGCGGCGGCCAATGGTGGCAAACTCGCCCAGCAAATCGGCTTTTGCCCTGGCAAACACCGCTTTCTGATACTGCGCACACAGCACGTTCTGGCCTTTCAGGCTGACGCCTGGCACATCCTGCGCCCGCATAAACCCCTTCGCCCGGCTGCGGGCCTCCACATCAGCCAGATCGGCGTTGACCTCGCCCACTGCGGCCAGTAACGCCTGTGCGACGGTATCGGCTGCCAGATCGGCGGGGATGGTGCGCTGTGACTGAAAATCCCTGATGTTCAGGTCTGGCCAGAATCCATTGTTGGCCAGTAACTCATCCTGATAATCAACCGGTGTTCCACTGAACATGCATCCCCCGTAAAAAGGCGGGCTGACCGGCTTCCACGGCACATAACACAAACATGTATTGCCTCAGCCGCGCCCGCCCGGCTTGCGGTAGTCGGTTATTCCTTTTGCAGCGCCCGAATGCGGGCGGCAATATTGCGGCGCATCGTGCCCACACCAACCTGGCGGTAAAACTGCTCGGCCTGATGTAACAGGGCATCCGCCGCCATCAGCGTGTCGATATCCGCCGCTGCGGTTGCCCGTGGTTGCCCCTGCTCATCACGCAGCAGTAACAGCCCGGCGAACTTGAACCATTTGGCGGTGATCTCCTCATGTAGCCGCCAGTTTTCTGCCACGTTCTTAAACGTGCGGGAAAAATACGGCTCCACACTCTGCCCCATGTCCGCCGTCTGCTGCGCCCAGGCCAGCACCGTATCCGCAACAAATGCCGCGAACGTGCGCCGGATGTTGTCAGGGGTGCGCTGTCCCTGCGCAATGGCGATATCCGCCCACGCCAGCCCCTGATCAAACTCTTCCACGTCAAACAGCCACACCACGCAATGCGCAAATACCAGGTTTTGATACACCTCGCCGCTGTCCAGATAGCGCTGTACCGTAGGCAACCAGCGCGGCAACAACTCCGTGCGCTTCATTGCTACCCTGTCGCGTAACGTAGGCTGACTGCGCAGCCGTGCCACGTCGTTTTCCAGCGCACGGAGTTGCACATGCAGGCTGTGATCGCCGGATACCGCCTGGCACCGGGATAACTGCTGCTCGGCGACCATCCGGGCGTTATGACGTTGCGCGGGTGACAGGGCCATGCGTTACGCTTTTTCCTTTTCCGCAGGCTCAGCCACGGTACCGATGGTGACGGCGCTTTCGTCAATAGAGGCGTACAGCTCCGGGTATTCCACGGCGTACCCTTCGTTACGCAAATATTTGTTTTCAAACTGTTTGCGGTCTTCCACGAATTCAGCTTTACGCTGCCGGGTATTACGCTGGGTGTAGATATGCAGGTTCGACAGCGTGGTGACGGTCATACGCTTGCCCGGCATAAACGGCGGCACAATCGCCGGACGCCCGGCAATGGTACTGTCCAGCATCTGGGCGGCGATCTTCTCGGTAGGTCGGTCGGCCTTCTGGAACAGGCGATACTGTTCGGCCGCGACCAAATCCGCCCCGACCAACACCACCAGACGCGGGTCATTGCGGTATTGCTGGGGAATCTTGGCGTTAATCAAATCGGAGGCCATCGCATCCAGTGATTTGTAATCGCCGTTTTCGTCCAACACCACCCGGTCAGTGATAATTTGCTGCCCGTCTTTGAAACCCTTCATGCGCTGATGCCAGCCAATGTTGACGTCTTCGCCGTTCGGGTTTTCTTTCGGGTCGGTACTTTTGGCGACGTGGGTACCGTTAAAGCCGATGCGCAACATATCCAGCGCAAACGCTTCATTCGAAAACGCCTGTACCAGTTGGAAAAACTCGTCTTCGCCACCGGCGTTAGCCCACACCGACAGCAGATCCCAGGGCAGTGCCGCGCAGGAATCCGTCTCGACCAGCTTATAGTCATTGCCATCCACGCCGACCTGACGGATAAAGCGGCCCCCTTCCTTACGACCGGTATGCAGCGCGGAACTGCCTACGGACACCACCTGCCCGGAGAGCTGATCCACATCCAGAACGTTAATCATGGACATGAAATCCACGCGCTCCAGCAGGGCGGCACGAAGCTGGGTTTCTTTCGGGTCGGTCAGCGCGAAATAACGGGCGGTATCCGCTACCCCATATTCCTGCGCCAGACCGGCACTGTAGGCGCTCAGATATTCACGCGCCCGCTGATTTAAAAACATAATGCGTCCTCTCGATATCGAGATAAAAAAAGAGGTATCACCCAATAAATGGAATTACAGGAAATTAAACCCTTTGGGTTTATTGCCAACCTGACGCTGTGGCAATTTCGTAATAGAGCGATCCAGCTTGCCGAAATTACTTAAAATCTTCGGCAGGTTATTACGCAGCGTGGCAAAATCTTCGGTATCCACCACCTCTTTTACCGTGTCCATATCGTCCTGAACGGCTTCCACTGCGTCGGTGGTCTGGCTTTGCTGACTTTCCAACGCGCTCACGCGGGATTCCAGTTCGGCCAGCGCTTCCGCCAGTGCCTGCAATTTATCGTCACCGCCTGCATCGTTACTTTCGCCTTCATCCTCAGCGAATGTCTTCGGCTTAATACCAAACAGGCTATGCCATGATTTACTTGCCATGCTATTCCCTTTGATTTCTTTTACTTCATCAATAACCAGCGGCTTTAATGCACCGAATAAACGGCCGCGCTTTTTGCTACTGAAACGTAGCCGCGTGGTTCCCACGCTGGCCGGGGTATTAGTCACCCCCAGCCCTTCAAGATAGGTTTTTCCCGTACCACGAAAATTCCCGTCTGGCGTTAGCTCCACCGAGCAAAACAGCAACTGACCATCCCGGTTAGCCTGTAATAACTGGTGGTTAGGGCGTAACTGAGCAAATAACCGCAACAGCCCGTCATCACCGGTTTCGGTTTTTAATGCCAGCACTTCGCCCATATTGCCGAACCATTCTTCATGCTCCGGCCAAATCAGGGCCGCATAGAGTTGCGGGTCATAAGTTTCAGCGGCATCAATTAACCACTGTCTTTCCATTACCCGCTTATCAACCGTTTCCCCCTCCGTGGCGATACAAATCCAGTTAGTCATTAACTGAGACATTTACATACTCCGCTTCTGTCGGACAACGGCATTATTACGGAATAAGAAACGGGCAGCGACCGGCTTTATTCGCCTCTATTCGGATAACGACGCTTTGACGAACACAGCGAAATAGGCACCGGTCATAAAATAAAAATCGCGCCGCATAATACCGGCATGGCTAAATATTCTGATGAATTAATCGGTGTTGCGCGGCTGCTCTATTTAAAAAGAGCCACACCGAAAGAAATTGCCGCTGATTTAAATCTGCCAAATGCGCGGATTATTTACTATTGGGCGCAAAAATTCGGCTGGGCGGATTTACTCAGCGCCGAAAGCACCGAAGAGGCGATAGAGCGCCGTTATCAGTTGCTGGCCGTTCGGGATAAAAAGACCGAGCTGGAATTGCAGGAAATGGACATGCTGATCGCCCACGCCGTCAAACTGCGGGCGCAAAGCAACAAGCACAAAGAAAAACTCGCCGCCTGTCACGGTAACACGCCCGGCCCACGCGGGAATGATGACGATGAACGCCCGTCCAAAAAGCGCCAGTACCGCAAAAATGACATTTCCAGCCTGACCAAAGAAGACTTTGACGCCTGGGCTGATGAACACCTGTTTGGCTATCAAAAACACCTGCGCCTTAATATTGGCCAGCAGGTGCGTAATATCCTGAAAAGCCGCCAGATTGGAGCCACCTGGTATTTTGCCTTTGAAGCCTTTGAAAATGCGGTGCTGACCGGTGAGCCGCAAATCTTCCTGTCAGCGAGTCGCGCCCAGGCAGAGGTTTTCCGCTCGTACATCGTCAACATTGCGCAGCAGTATTTTGATATCACCCTTACCGGCAACCCGATCCGCCTGAGCAACGGGGCCGAACTGCGCTTTTTATCCACCAACAAGAACACTGCGCAATCCTACAGCGGGCACCTGTACTGCGATGAATACTTTTGGGTGCCGAACTTTGCCCGCCTTAACGAAGTGGCCAGCGCAATGGCCACCCATGACAAATGGCGTACCACCTACTTTTCCACCCCCAGCGCCAAAACGCACCAGGCTTACCCGTTCTGGACAGGCGAGGAATGGAAACGCGGTAACAAGAAACGCACCGGGGTTAACTTCCCCGGCTTTGACGAACTGCGCGACGGCGGGCGGCTCTGCCCGGATGGTCAATGGCGGTACGTTATCACGATGGAAGACGCGATCCGCGGCGGCTTCAATCTGGCCAGCCTGGAAAAACTGCGCAACCGCTACAACGTGGACACGTTCAACATGCTGTATATGTGCGTGTTTGTGGACAACAAAGACGCCGTATTCAGCTTTGACGACCTGGAGCGCTGCGGCGTAGACCCGGACACCTGGCAGGATCACGACCCAACCGCGCCGCGCCCATTCGGCAACCGTGAAGTCTGGGGCGGCTACGACCCGGCTCGCTCCGGCGACCTGTCCACGTTTGTGATTGTCGCCCCGCCCATTTACGAGGGCGAGAAATTCCGCGTTTTGCTGGTCGTCAACTGGCACGGCATGAACTTTCGTTATCAGGCCAACCAGATCAAAAAGCTATTCCAGCGTTACCACTTTACCTATATCGGCATTGATGTGACCGGCATCGGTGCCGGGGTGTTTGAGAACATCCAGCACTTTGCCATGAGGCAGGCAACGGCTATCCGCTACGGCGTGGAAACCAAAAACCGCCTGGTGATGAAAGCGGCCGACGTGGTGGAAAGTCAGCGCATTGAGTGGGATCAGGATGAAAAGGCTATCCCGGCGTCATTTATGGCGATACGACGCACCACCACGGCCAGCGGCAACGCCATGACGTTCATCGCCGACCGCAGCGCGGAAACCGGCCATGCGGAAGCCTTCTTCGCTATCGCACACGCGCTGGATAACGAACCGCTGAACTATGAGAACAAACCCCAATCCCGATGGAGACTGAAAAAAGCAGCATGAAAAGGACATCACACCGCCGCCAGAAGGCGCAAAACGCCCCGCGTAAAAAGATGAGCATTATCACCTTCGGCAAGCCGGAACCGGTATTAACCACCGGCACCGATTACCGCGATGTGTGGTATGACAACGAATTTAATCACTACACCCTGCCGATAGACCGGCTCGCCCTGGCTCAACTGGTCAACCTGAACGGCCAGCACGGCGGCATTCTTTACGCCCGCCGTAACATGGTGGCCTCTGACTATCAGGGCGGTGGTCTGTCTCACGATGACATGCTGGCCGCCGCGTTCGACTACCTGACCTTTGGTGATATCGCCATTTTGAAAGTGCGCAATGGCTGGGGAGAGGTGATCGCCCTGACGCCCCTGCCCGCACTGTATACCCGCATCCGCAAAACTGGTGAATTTGTAGTATTGCAGAAAGGGGAGCCGCTGGTTTACCCGCCGGAAGACGTGATTTTCATCAAGATGTACGACCCGCAACAGCAGATCTACGGCCTGCCGGATTACATCGGCGGTATTCACTCGGCCTTGCTGAACAGTGAAGCGGTGATTTTTCGCCGCCGCTACTACCACAACGGGGCGCATACCGGCGGTATTCTCTACACCAGCGACCCGAACATGACCGACGAGATCGAAGAAGAAATCGAGCGCCAGTTAGCCAGCAGCAAAGGGATCGGCAATTTCTCCACCATCCTGGTGAACATCCCGAACGGCGACAAAGAGGGGGTGCAATTTATTCAAATGGGGGATATCAGCGCCAAGGACGAATTCGCCAACGTGAAAAACATCAGCGCCCAGGATGTACTGAATGCGCACCGTTTCCCGGCCGGGCTGTGCGGCATCATCCCGCAAAATGCCGCCGGGCTGGGCGACCCGGAAAAGGCGCGGAACACATACCGGAAAGACGAGGTGATCCCGATTCAACGCCGTTTTATGGCTTCCATCAATAAAGACCCCGAAATACCGCAAAATCTGCATTTAATCTTTGATTTTGCCGATGACACAACGATTCAGGGTGCGTAATGGGGCATAAAACGTTAAAATTTAACCATGTTTTAGAGGCCGGAGCATGGAATATGCGGGTATTAAAAATTGAATGCCCGGAGTGCGGCGCAAAAGCCGTTATCCGCAAAACGAACCGCAAACACCGACAGATTGCAGACATTTACTGTGCCTGTGCAGATGTGGAATGCGGCTACACCTTTGTGATGAATCTGACCTTTTCCCACACACTCAGCCCCAGCGCCAAAACCGGCGATCAGTTGCTGCAAACGGTGTTGAATAACCTGAAACCCGAACAGCGACAAATGGCATTAGACCTGCTGAGAACCGCTGCCGCCTAAGCCGCATTACGCGGCTTGTAACGTCATCAATTGCCCCGCCAGTTCAGCAATCCAGATCAGCGCAATTTGCCTGTCCCGTTCGTCATTACCGTCCATCCCGGCGTTTTTGGCCAGAAAAGCAATCCGCTCAACAATCAGTGACTGCTCAAACTCCCTATCCATTGGTCATCTCCTACAGCTAATAGCGCTCACGTAACAAAACATTTCAAAATATAGATACGAAGCTAACAAACTATTAGCGGTTCCGTTTTTATCATCTACCAACGGACATTGAGCCTGATTCCAAACCCCGCTTTGGCCACAGTGGGCAATAGTGTCAACCGTACCGACCTGCTTTTTGTTATTATTTTGAGGTACCTTAATAGCATAAAAAACCCGCCAGTTTTGGCGGGCTTAGTGTGTTGGAAGATCATGAAATTGCATAAAACCTAATCATGCAAAATAATTTCACCTACTTAACATTACTTGAATTCAAATTTACCATCCAAAAACTTCGTCAAGTCCTCCCGCAAGATAGGCTTCTTCCCTGGATATGTAGAAATACCTTTCATTACAAGATCGCGGTTCGTCTCATTTTTACTACTGCCATGTTTTTCAAGGTAATGATCTACAAAATACCCCACTTCCCATTCTTCGGTAGTTGATACATAAATACGGTCAAGGTGGCCACGGTAATGCTTATTGTCTTCATGCGGCCATGAACTTTTTTGTAAAGTCATATCTACACCTATATATTGCAAGGATAATAATTAGATAATGAAATCAATTAACCAGTAAAGCTGTGCCGTCACGAAAATTAATACACCACAATAAAAAAAACAAATTTTAGCGAAATCAACTCAAAAAAAATAATTCAAAAAAACAATCATTACACCACTTAATTTTTATGACTTTTTATAAGTACTACCATGAAAAATCTCGATATTTAAAACATCGAATACCGTAAAAGCTAATCATCAATGCAGCCATCAAGCTAACCCCAGTTCCACCCCGGCCACAGCTCACAGTCTCCCGCCTGGCGTACTTCCTCCAGCCTGCCATTGACCATTTTCAGCGCCCTGCCCTCACTCATGGCCAGATGGCCGCCCCGCATCAGCACATCAACCAGCCCCGGATCAGGTGGAAAACCCCTTAAGCGTAACAGTTCCGATAATCGTCGCCGAAGGCCCGGCGTACAGTTATTGACAGAACTCCAAGCGGCGGCGGAGCCGCCAGAAACCCCGGCCCCCGCTGATGCGGCGGCCTGTTTCGGGACAATCTTCCATTGCACCGTTCGGGTGATGATCGCAGAGTGCGCCCCCAGTAAAGGCGAGTACACCCCCTGAACCTTTTGCACGTCTTCGGCGTATTGATTGGCACGCTCGGTCACTTCATAGGACAGGCGCACCACCAACGCATCACGCGAGACTAACGGCCCTCCCTGCGCCTGTGTGTATGCCGCCCAGTCGCCTACATCTGCCGCCGCCAGTACCGCATCCATCGCCGCATTATCCAGTTGCTTGTCACCCAGGCGACGCAACTCGCGGTAAACCGTCACCGGCGCGCCGCCGATTTGCTGAAACTGCCGGATACGCCAGCGTGACGCCCAGGCAGATACCGCTTTTGCCATGTCGCGCAGGTTTTCCCCGGTTTCCTCGTCGGCCTCGCCATCCAGTGCGTAGCCATCAATATTCTTGCTGATGTACTTGGCGATATAACCCGTAGCACTGCCTTTTTCCGGGTCAATCGGTTCATAGTGGAAGCGGGCTTTTTGCGCCTTTTCGCTGTTCAGCTCGTCGGCATCTTCCCGGCGGGCGTGATACGCCATGATGTCGCGCACCTGTTCGATGTGCTCCGGGCGCATAAATAACAACAAATGCCAGTGTGGTGTGCCGTCGTGATGCGGCTCGACGACCCGAAAGCCAAACACGCTAATCTCTTCGCGTGACAGTTCCGCCCGGATACGCGCCCACACACCGCACAGATATTTCTGTGTGTCGCGAGGGCTGGCACCACTCCACTGTTCAACAAACCCGCCACCGCTGTGTACAGCGTGATACCGTGACGGTGCGGTGATGGTGTAAAACTCCCCGGCGCAGCCCATTTCCTGCGCCAAATCCTCAAAGCCGCGCATTCTCACCATCAGCTCACAGCGACGGATCGCCGGATTAGCGTTGCTGGCGTTAACCATGTCATCAAGAGAGACACGGTTACCCTCTTCATCTTCCAGTTCAAACGCCTTGAAAAACTCCCGGTTACGCCGTTTCTGCTCTTTCCATTCATCCAGCGTAGAGCGGGAAACATAGGGTGACGCCGCTTTCTGTACCTGGCCGACTGCAATCGCCATGTGCTCGCGCTGAATATCACGGCGGCGTTTTAATCGCGCTCGCCACCACTCTGGCGACATCATGCGTAACAGGCCGGATTCAGCTTTTTCAGTGGATAACGGGTGGCGGCCTTTGGTGAATTGCGCCCAGTACGGCGGCTGAGTTCCTGCCTGTAAGGTCAGCAGGCCAAGATGACGGAATGACAGCAGGGTGATGTACCTGTCTGTCAGGTTCCCGGTGTTCCTGATGCGGTTTTCGGTGTAATCACGCAACGATGCGGCCATAAAGTCGGCCACCTGCTGTGACAGGGCGCGAATGTTGTCACGGTCATAAACCGGCAGCTTTTCCAGATCATCACCGAATGGGAACGGCAGATCTCCCGCCGCACGTTGTTGCGTCTGGTATCGTTCTGTAACGGTGCGCAGGCGTGGCAATACGCTTTTCCCCAGGGTACGGAGTAAAAACGTATTGGCCCGGCGGCGGCCCTTGCGTTCATCGGAGTTAAATAGCTTTTCATAACGCTGGCCGAAATACTTCGCCAGATAATCCGGCATTCCGGCCAGGTACTGCTGACGCCAATCATGATCAACCTTATTCAGGTGCCAGAGACTGCGCTCAACAAAACTCAGCCCGGCAGGCTCGCCGGGAGAGAACTGCTCGCGCTGCCATTCCCTGACGGCGTGATATGCTCCATTATATTCCATGAGCTATTTCACCAAATACAAAGGGATTTTATGCAACATAGATACCTGACTGAGACTGAGAAACCCGGTTCTGATGACATCATTTCCGATTGGCTCGCCCAGCAGGATAATGAAATTGATGGGATACCTTACAAAATCGCCCTTTATCACGATGGCTACCTTTATCGTTCGATCACATGTTCTGGACTTGGTGAATACGTCAGGGCATCTCGTTTTCTTGAATCACAGGGATTTGTGAACGCTCTAAAACCTGAAGCAACATATCGTGGTTACGATGCTTTATTTGCAACTCTTGATGAGTATAAAAAAGCGTTTCCAACGACTTGAACGCCTCATCAATAGTTGTTTTCTGCGCGTGTTTAAGTGCTGCGCAAGCGACTGTAAAAGCTTCTTGACTAATCATTAGATATACCTCCCGTTAACACCGGCAAACGTCTGGCGATGAACCAACCCCAGTGCCTATCCGTATTGCAAACACGTTTACCGGTTCGTCGCCGAAATGCAGGTGTGTAATCGTCCGCATTTCATAGCCAAGCCAGGGCAGGATGAGACGTCGTGACATATCAGAACGGGCCGGATAGCCCCATGTAATAACCAGTTGCTCATAATCCCGACCAATGAGCCGACGCCGCCAGTAAGCGTTGTCTAACCGGTATTCAAAGGGCTTTAACCCAGCCTTCATCGCGGCGAAATACTCCCCCATCACCGCGAGTTGCAGAATGCTCATAACGCACCCCGCGATATCGATACAGAACCAACCTTGTCGCTCAACACTTCCACAGCCCGTTCCAGATCGGCTAATTTCTGCATGTCTCTGGCCGCTGCGGTTCGGAATTCAATTAATTCACGAGCCATCAATACAACCTCATGACTGAGCGCCCCAATAAACGGCGAGCCGTTGCAAATTTCCCGCAGCAGCTCGTCACTGACGTTCTCCCTGGTTCTGTTGGCCATCAGTGCAGCTCCTGAGCGGAGTGCTCAAAACGCTCTGATTCCTGGCGGATAAGCTCCACCAATTCGGGCGCGGAGAGGTCACGTTGTTGAGCGCGGACAGCCAGCGCAGCAAGGCGCAGTGAGAAGGAAAAATGCTGCTCTTTGCGCTCCTCCAAGCGGGCTTTATTCAGCAGTTCGATCAGTGCGCCATCAGCGGCGGCATTCATGGGTCTTAATTTGGTTGCAATCATTACGGTTTCCTTTTTTCAGGTAATACGAATCCCTGCCCGATAAAGGGCATTTATTCGTTGCTATGGATTAATTAATGAATGGGTGACGGGTTCGGCGTATTGCTTGCACCGTTTTGATTACGGGCTTTAAGAAAATCATCCGGGCCAAATAGCGCGGTTTCATCGCAAATAGACCGGATGCGCTTAATTGCACTCCAGATAGCGGCGCGCTCTTCAGCCGTAAACTGATGCCATGAGTAATTGACATGGCGCGATTTCAGCTTTGGTTTTGCAGAAAACAGAATAATTTCACGGGTATCCAGTGCAGCACGTTCCCAAAATGACTGAGCGCGGGATTCACCTTTAAACACGATATCCCGGCAACGCTGTATCCATTTCTGATGATCGACAGATTGAGACATATTCCCTCCTGATTATCGGTTAAACGCCCCTTTCGGTGGGTTCCATCGGCGGCCATCTGGCCGAATAATGATGCCCTGCTTGCCTTTGCCATGACGCACCTCTACGGGAAGCGATGCCCCGGCCTGGTTATTCCGCAGGAAAGGGGCAATTGAGATCGGCTTTTGCATTGTTCCTCCTATTGGTAACCGCCCACAGATAGACGGTTGCAAATAGGTGCCGGGATGTTTCACCACGCCCGGCGCGTGGTCTGTGGTAGTATCGAACCGCTCAGAACGAAACGACCATCAGTTACTTAACGTTGATAAATTTCAAAGGGAATGTAGGGCTTGATGCATTCAGGGATGCCCCGGTGTCAACACCGACTACACTAGACTCTGTAATAACGGCCTCTTTCATCCAATCGAGCACATCCAGTGCAAGCCGTGTATCTCCCCCTTTGAATGCCATCAAAAGGTTGTTTACGGCCTGATGTACATTTTCGGAATATTTTTGACTGTCATAAGGATTGGTAAACATGTGCATAAATATCGTTATCTCTAATAAAAGCCTCAATGAATGGAACTGGCGTGCTATTAATGAAAACGGTGAAACCGTTGCTGCCAGCCCCCATATTTTTGAAAATCGACCTCTGTGTATAAAAAATGCCGAAGCATTTCTGGATTTGATTCCAGATGCAAAAATCTATGATTTTGCAGGTGTGCCTATTGACCCAATGCACCTATCTAATACAGCTCATGCCGCAGAGAGAGGAACGATCAAAACGACCCCAACCAAATAGTCACTTAAAAACGTGCCGGGATGTTTCACCACGCCCGGCGCGTGGTTTCCCTGGTGTTGTTATTATCCGATTGTCAGCGATGCGCCTAACCCGCTCAGAGCATCCAGCGTTGATGCCATTGCCGGGTTAGCCTGAATGCGAGACTGCACCGTCAGGCCAATTAGCGACAGGTAACGCACCCCGTCGCTGATGGTGCTCATTAGGCTATGGCGTCGCGTCTGCGTCATACGCTCATCTGATACACTCTCGGCGGCTACCTTCCCTACTGCGGCAGTGGCTTGCAGCACATAGGCGGTAAGCCGCTCTGCTCTGGCCTCATTCACTGGCACCGCTGGCAGACAGTTCAGTTGCGCCAAAAGCCCATCGATCAGCGTGGCATCCTCGGTGATGTCGGTCAGCATCAGCAGTTCTTCACAGGTCAGCTTGTGGGGCTGGTCTGAATTCAGCTTGTTACGCAAGATTTGCTGATTCATCCCCGCCGTGCGTGCCAGCTCCGCCAGATTGTGGCGAAGTGAAAAGGCCCGGCAGGCTTCATCAAAGTGCGTCTGTTTAGCGATCTGGTAATCAAACATGGTTTGTGAACTCCAAAAATCTCAATATCGAACTAATTGAGCGAAATATCACAATCTGCAAGTGCATCAACCGTCATAGCAGCAATATTGATCATCACCTTTTCACGCTTTTTATCTTTGCGCAGGCGGTGGCGGGTTAAGCGGCCATCAGCCAGCATGTCGTTGATGGTGTCGATAGAAAGGCCGGTCAGCTCGCTGTATTTCTCAATTGAGACAGACGGCACGGCCAGGGTGATTGATATTTGAGGTCTCATAATGCAACATTCCCTATTGGCTTGTGATGAGCCGTTGTGAACTGTGATTAGTCCACTTTTTGTGGACAAAAGAAATTTACGATCACTTTTGGTTTTAGTCAAACTAAAAGTATACATTTGGTGAATTTTATGAATTTTGGGACTGGTGCAAAGGCAGCGATTGAGCGTCTTGTCGAGGCGTATGGGTTTAAAAATCGTCAGGCTCTATGTGACCATCTTGGTGTATCAAAAAGTGCTTTAGCCAACAGATACATGCGTGACTCTTTTCCTGCTGATTGGGTCATTCAGGCGGCTTTAGAAACTGGCGTATCTTTACGTTGGCTCGCTACAGGTGAAGGCCCAAAGTTTGATGACGCCAGAAATGACGTGATCGCTATACCAAGGCAAAAGCTGATCGATGGAAAACTCTACGATTCAAACTACTATATGTTTGATAAGGCTTTTCTGCCCGATGGACTGAAAGACCCGGTTGTCATTCTGGATGGAGACATAACCTACATTGCCGATCGCCAGTTTGACGAGGTTGTTGATGGTAAGTGGCTGGTTGAAATTGAAGGTCGAACCAGCATCAGAGATCTGGCCCGTATACCGGTAGGGAAAGTGCGCGTTAGCGGGGCTGGGGCGGAGTTTGATTGTGGGCTGGGAGATATATCAGTCCTGATGAAGATAATAATGATTTGCTGTAAAAATATCTAAATATAATAACTAACTATTATTACTAGGGAAATTAAAATTAATCATTCAAGATGGAGATAATTATGTCACGAAGTTTAGCTATATGGGGATGTAGAGACTACTCTGGAAGTAACCATGAAGAAGATATCAATGATCCATTCATAGACGATTTGCACATTAACTTTTGGAATATAAATTCAAAGAAATTATATTGCATTGATTTTGGAGTTCTGTTCAAAAAACCAGAGACAGATGAAATATCAGAGAAAGGAGCCATATGTATATACATCCCTTTTAAGAAAAAGAAAAGTGAAATAAATGATCTTAGTTCTTATCTGAATGAAAATGATGATTTAATCACAGCAGTATTTAACGAGTATTTAAATAAAAAAGAAAGCATTGGTAATGCTTTTACAAAAATACATCTTACAAACAAAGAAGCCATTATAATGAACACAAAGTTAGATTCTGATTCGGGGACATTCGACAACAGACTAACGCTTACAGAAAGAGATGATGGGACAATTATTATATTAAAAATAAAAGAATGTATTTCTCGTGAAAATGAATACCAACATTATATAAGATTCAGAATTTTTATAGATGAAAGTGAAATAAAAGAGATAGTTAGAACATTTATTCCAGGCGATAATTTCCTTAAAAGCAATCAAGAAAGAACAGATATTATTGACTTTAGAATAAATGAACAAAGAAATCTACCATCTGGAATATCATCAACCTTATCAGCTGCCGTGTGTACTCCTCAAAAATATCATTTTTTCATAATTAGAGACATGAGTGACGAGCACTCATCTGCGGGGAAAAATTATCAAGGATGTAGAATTCTTGAAAAAGAAACATGGCAAAAATATTTTCATAACAGAAAGGCCCTTGGTAATTCATCTCCGATAATTTATCACTGGAAATTAAAAGCGGATACCGACAAAAAAGAAAGGCTCACAGATTTTTCGGCTATAGCGAGATTCAAAAATACAAGAACAAAATTTAGAAAAATAATAGCCTATATATTATACGGACTTGCTATCTCTTTCTCCATTAAATACATACCCGCAGATAATTCAATAGTAGGCTATAGCATTCTATCGCTATCAATTTTATATGTAATCATTAGTGTTTCTTCGTATTTAAAGAAATATTAAGTCTTATAAAAAATAATGAAGGAAAATAAAAATGGAAAACCTTAAATACATTCATTTCAGTCATGTTGATTTTTCTGATGATTTCTTTACCTCACTAAAATCTGATTACTCTCATGGTTTTGTTGAGTAGTTTGAAAAAAAATGTAACTCGTCACAAGAAAAAGCATATGTGCTTTACGATGAAAACAACAAAATTGATGGTTTCATGTATCTGAAAATAGAAGAAGGTAATGTAGAAGATACTGAGCCACAACTGACAGCACATAGACACTTGAAAGTGGGTACATTCAAATTTAACCAAAAAGGAACATTACGAGGCCAACGTTTCTTAAAAAAGATATTCGACCATGCTCTGGCTGAAAAGGTGGATGATATTTACGTCACAGTTTTTGATAAACATAGTTATCTTATCAGATTATTCCAGCTATATGGATTTGTAAACGTAGGAAAAAAAACCAGCCTGAATGGAATAGAGAATGTGCTGGTGAAAGATATGGGAACAGAGGGGCTAACAGGTGATCTGCTTTCTGATTATCCATATATCAATAATAGAAATAAGGAACATAAATTCCTGCTTTCTATATACCCCGTTTTTCATACTCGACTATTCCCAGACTCAAAACTTATCACGGAATCACCCGATATTATATCTGATGTGTCGTATGCCAACAGTATCAGAAAGATTTACATATGTGCGATGCAGGATGTACTGTTGATGAAAGCGCATGACATTATCGTCATATATAGAACGAGCGATAAAAAAGGCCCAGCCTACTATCGTTCTGTAGCCACATCTTTATGTGTTGTTGAAGAAGTTAGAACAATAGATAGCTTTGACAATGAAGAAGAATTCATTAAATACTGTTCACGCTACAGCATATTTACTGAGCCTGAGCTACGTGGCTTCTATAAAAGCAGAAAATATCCTTATGTAATTAGCTTTACCTATAATCTGGCTTTACCAAAACGGCTAAACCGTGCTAAACTCATTCAGGATGTCGGATTAAATCAAAATAACTATTGGGGTGTTTTGAAATTAACGGATGATCAATTTGACAGAATAACAGAATTAGGTGAAATCAATGAAAGTATTATTGTCAATTAAGCCGGAATTCGTCGAAAAGATACTCGATGGTTCAAAGAAATTTGAATTCCGTAAAGGGATTTTTAAAAACCCTGATGTAAAATCAGTCGTCATTTATTCCACAATGCCGGTAGGGAAAGTCGTTGGTGAATTCGATATTGATGCAGTAATCGAAGATGAACCATCTAAAGTCTGGAGCAAAACGAAAAAGTACGCCGGAATCAGTAAAAACTTTTTCGATGAGTATTTCGGTAGCAAAGAAAAGGCTTTCGCTATCAAAATCGGCGACCTGCGTGTTTATGAAACACCACTACAACTCAGTGCATTAGGTGAAAACATCACCGCTCCTCAGTCTTACCGTTACCTCTAAGGTGGCCTCGGCCACCTTTCGCCATTTGTTTGCTCTCACAACATACATACATTGATGACTGTTTTTATACACAGTAAATATGCCTACCTCAGTTTACAGGGGGGTGTATGGCTGTTCGTAAGTTGTCATCAGGGAAATGGTTATGTGAGTGCTACCCATTCGGGCGTGCAGGCAAACGGGTACGCAAGCAGTTTGCTACCAAAGGTGAGGCGCTGGCATTTGAGCGCTTCACGATGGAAGAGATTGAAAACAAGCCCTGGCTTGGCGAAAAAGCAGATAACCGCAGCCTGCGGGAGATTATCGATCTGTGGTTTTCTCTTTACGGCCGCACGCTGGCCGACCCCAAACGGATGATGGCGAAACTTGATATCATCTGCACCGGGTTGGGCAACCCCAAAGCCAGAGAACTGAGCGCCGCCGACTTCGCGCATTACCGCGAACTGCGGTTAGCCGGGCAGATGACTGACGCAAGCGGTATCCCTCTGGCTGTCGTCAAACCGCGCACAGTCAATCTGGAACAGCGCAACTTATCCGCCGTCTTCGGCACACTGAAAAAACTGGGCCACTGGGACGCACCCAACCCGTTATCCGGCTTGCCAACATTCAAGATAGCGCAACAGGAACTGGCGTTTCTGGCTCCCAATGAGATAAAGCGCGTACTAGATGCGTGCGCCGAATCTGCTAACCCGCATCTGTTGCTAGTCACAAAGATATGTCTGGCAACGGGCGCACGCTGGAGCGAAGCGGAAGGGCTATCAGGCCAGCAAGTCACGCCTTACCGTATCACCTACACCCGTACCAAAGGCAAAAAGAACCGAACCGTTCCCATCAGCCGAGAACTGTATGATGAGATCCCACGTAAAAGCGGCAAGCTGTTTTCTCCCTGCCGCAAAGCCTTTGAGCGCGCCATTAACCGGACGGGAATTCAGCTTCCAGATGGGCAATGTACCCACGTACTGCGCCACACTTTCGCCAGCCATTTCATGATGAACGGCGGCAATATACTGGTGCTGCGTGATATCCTCGGTCATGCTGACATCAAAATGACCATGATCTACGCCCACTTCGCGCCCGACCATCTGGAAGACGCCATCACTAAAAACCCACTCAACGGCCTGAACTGGTCGCCAAAAAATGGCGGCAGGGTGGCGGCAGTGAATGGCAATCAATCCTTTTCCTCACCACTCATCACAAAATAACATTTTGTTTTTATTGTAATTTGTTGTTTTTACTACCTACAAGAAGTAATGTAGGAATTTCGGACGGGGGTTCAACTCCCCCCAGCTCCACCAAAATTCTCCATCGGTGATTACCAGAGTCATCCGATGAAGTCCTAAGAGCCCGCACGGCACAAGCCCTGCGGGCTTTTTTGTGCCCTCAATTTGTCCCGCGAAGTCCGAAGAGAACTAATTAAATCCGAACCTTTTAGGCCCATTGATAGGCCCAACGAAAAGCTCTATTGTTTTCGTTGGGCCTAAACGCATGGAGACTCCCATGGCAAGAAAAACCAAGCCGTTAACCGATACGGAAATCAAAGCCGCCAAACCTAAAGATGCCGATTACCAGCTGTATGATGGTGACGGGCTTACTCTGTTAATCAAGTCCAGTGGTAGTAAGCTCTGGCAGTTCCGTTACTATCGACCTCTGACAAAGCAGCGAACCAAGCAGAGCTTCGGTGCCTACCCTGCTGTCTCACTCTCTGATGCGCGTAAACTCAGAGCCGAATCTCGAGTTTTATTGGCAAAAGATATTGATCCTCAGGAACACCAGAAAGAACAGGTGAAGAATTCTCAAGAGGCCAAAACCAACACCTTCTTGTTAGTTGCCGAGCGTTGGTGGAATGTGAAGAAAACCAGCGTAACAGAGGACTATGCCGACGATATCTGGCGCTCGCTTGAGAGAGATGTTTTCCCAGCAATCGGTGATATCAGCATCACTGAGATTAAGGCTCATACTCTGGTTAAAGCTGTTCAGCCGGTTCAGGCCAGAGGTGCATTAGAGACTGTTCGCCGCCTTTGTCAGCGTATTAACGAAGTCATGATTTATGCGCAGAACACAGGCCTGATTGATGCAGTTCCCAGTGTAAATATCGGAAAAGCGTTCGAGAAACCGCAAAAGAAAAACATGCCGAGTATCCGTCCGGATCAGCTTCCACAGTTAATGCAAACAATGCGTACGGCAAGTATAAGTATGTCAACGCGGTGCTTGTTCATGTGGCAGCTTCTCACCATTGCCCGCCCTGCCGAAGCCGCTGAGGCACGATGGGATGAGATCGATTTTGATGCTAACGAATGGAAAATTCCAGCAGCTCGAATGAAGATGAACCGAGACCATACGGTTCCACTATCAGATGAGGCTATCTCAATTCTGGAAATGATGAAGTCCCTCAGTGGTGGCCGAGAGTTTATCTTTCCCAGTCGCATCAAACCAACCCAGCCAATGAACAGCCAAACAGTTAATGCCGCACTGAAGCGTGCTGGCTTAGGAGGCGTACTCGTTTCACACGGCTTACGTTCTATCGCCAGTACAGCACTCAATGAGGAAGGATTTCCACCTGATGTCATTGAAGCAGCACTTGCTCATGTAGACAAAAATGAGGTACGTCGCGCTTATAACCGCAGTGATTATCTTGAGCAACGTCGTCCGATGATGCAATGGTGGGCTTACTTTGTGAAAAAGGCAGATAGTGGCAGACTCACTGACGTTGAATTAACAACATTAAAGCTCACTGGATAAGCGCAATTTTTAATCCACAAAAGCAAAAACAGGAATGTGTGGAAATGAGGCAATCTTGTTATATAAGGTCTTACTCCCTAGGCTTCACGCATGATTCGACCGGACGAGCATTGCCTCATACTACCAAGAATTAATCTGAAGCAGCCTACCATTGGTACCTGCGCTTCCAAACACTCATATAATAAATCAGGAGGATAATATTGTTTACCATTGAAGCTGCACGTGAAGAGGCGAATAGATTTCGAAAGATACTCGAAAAATGTGATCCGTCAACAACCTACCTTGTACCTCGCGGCTTTCCTATCATGAGCTGTAGGCTTTGCTCAACGCTACTTTCCTTCCACTTTCTGCAATTATGGCCCGAGCTGGAGTTGAAGGGTGTCACAGGAGCCACTGGTAAAAATGGCGCGATTACTCACTACTGGCTGGAAGTGGATGATTACGTTATTGATATCACCGGGGATCAATACAACATCATCAACGCCAGTAAACTCAACGAAGCTATCGTAAAAAACAGGCCTTTTATGCCTGTTCACGTCGCTCATCGAAAGGACAGCTATCTCTATGATTTATTTAAAATACAAGGGACAGAACTCTTAACCTATGGGTTTCCGACAATCGGTAATGATTTTATTGATGAGATGGAATGTGATTATCGCCAGCTTGTCGGGTGATTGTGGGCACAGGACCAGAAAATAGTTGCAGACCTGCACTTTTATCGGCAAGTCTGCATCATAAGTTCTACTGGTCTTTCAGTATCCGTCATATAAGCTGGCTTGTGCCAAAGTTGCGATAACCGTCATAGAAGTCTTTGCTGTAGTCTTTGCTCAGATAGGCCACCCGTAGCAAAAAGTCATAATAATCATCACTTAACGTTAACGCGTCGTGTCGTGTGAACCAAATGCTGTGGTTCTTCGGAAAATGCGGGAGATAAGCATATTCAGGATAATCAAGCCCAATGGCGCTGCACCAGGCTTTCTGTATCCGGACGCCCATATTATCAGTATCCGCTTTAGTGTAATTCCCCAGATAGGCATAGACCTCTCTGTCAAACAGCAGAACCAGATGGTAGTGAGGATGTTCCCCGGTAACACGCTCTCTGGCCCAGATATAGCCGAGTGGCGCAGACTCACCAGCCCTGCCAGAACGCTTGTGCTCTTCCCTAAGCTGACTTTTAAGGGATTCTATAGCCCGAGTGATGGCTTTCTCATCATCTTTCTGAAAGCATGTCGGCATATCTGGCTCTCCTGGCACATGGGACTGAGCAAACCTCAGATCAGCACGTAATGCAAATACCCGGTTATAGTTTTCCAGATAATTAGATATCACAGCAAGTGATCGACGAAGGATATAGCGTGATATCCGGGAATCATATTTATCTTCAGCTTCCTGCTGCAAGAATTTAAACTCCCTCTCAGTTAAATCATAAGGTGACTTCATAGTAATCTCTTTTAGCGAAATTCATTATATAATGGGTAGCAATCTGCTACCCATTTAAGCGTACAGGCTCCCCTACAGGGATGTATTATCTCTGCTGATATACAGGTTTGATTATTATGTTGGCATATACCGACGTTTAGTGTATTGACGTAAGAGCACCTATCAACAATAGGTATATAGGTATATTACATATACCGACTAATCAATACGGATAATAATCCCACTCTCAACAACGAAACCCGCAGCACACTAAGGGCTATTAGATGCATAACCACCTGATAAATCATAAAAATCACTCTGAAGTTATTCTCTCAAAGGGACGCGACTGATAGCGCTACCTCCCCCGAGATAATGCGGTATACCTTTCATTGCTCTATGTTTTTCATCAAGTTCTGAAGGTGTCATTTCGGAAGCAAGATATTTGACATAATGCCTTCCGCTTGCGTCTTCCCACAACTGGACTTTTCCTTCATCAGCAAGCTGTTCCAGAACAGGCTCAAGATCAGCTTTTTTTCTGAGTGAACGATGTATGTCTTGCATCATGTCTCGCCTTAAAAAATCATAAGACCCATTTTTAACAAGATTATTTTCAAGCCACTTGATAACTCTTTCAGAATGGGAAGACCCTCGGACAGCATCCATTTTTACAATAAAATGATTAAGGTGCCATTCCGATATTAACAATGCAGCTTCCAGTGTTTTCAGCGTAATAACGGTTGAGTCAGGAGTGATAAACAACTGCATCACAGCAGCACTCCTGGCGGTATGTTCGCAGTACCGTGCAGCCCAGTCGTTATAATGGTACAGCTTTCCCCCCGGCTGCATCAGATACTTAACGCGCCTGCCAACATCACGTAACCGCTTCCTTGCATCAGGTGCAAAAGTCATACAGATACGAGGTTGATTTTTTTTTCTGCGTTCAATCCCGGCAAGTAAATGTTTTTTCTGAATGGCATAAAACTTTTCCAGGTCGGACTCATCGCCAGAAACCAGCTCATCAATATCAATTAGTTTGGTGAGCAGCGTAAGATCCATGGTTAACGTACGCGCATAAATTCCCGTAGATCGCATTGTGTTACCCAGTGATTTCAGTGTGCTGTCATGTGGCTCCGGCTGTGTCATCAACAGCATACCAAGCCGGGGATCTTTAATATCTGTGATACCCGTTGACGCACGACTGACCCGATAATCATCACCACACCACAATGTATTAGGAATTGCGATCTTACGCCGCATGATGCTTTCATGCAGAGCACTTCCCTCGTCAGAGGTGATACCCAGGCTGGAGTATTGCCCCAGCTCTTTCAGAAGGGCTTCCGGCGTGGGATCCGTTACCGTCAGATGCACCCTTATAGGCTTAACCGGTTCATTTCTGAGACATTCATCCAGTTCATTTCTGGCCGTCTCCACTTCCTCTTTCTGGCGCACTGCTTTCTGAAGCGATTTCTTAAGGCTCTTACATTCTTCATCCCATAGCACGTATTGCCGTTCATACTCCTTCAGCATGACTGAAAATACCTCAGCCAACTCACGTTCAGTTTGATGAATTTGCGCCATGATGAGCCTATATACCGTCGTTTTTTTGCTTCCGGACCTTGCCAGTATTATGTGAAAATGCGATACAGGAACGATAATATCATCATCAATTTCAACATCATACATATCCTGGCAGGCCAGAGCCATGCTCCCCTGGAGGGTTGCAAAGATAAGCTCAACCGCCGCGCTGGTTTTGCCATAAATGAAAGAAATGATTTGTTGAAAAAAAGTCAAAATTGCTCTGGTGTTCAGATTAACATGATGATTTTCAGTTTTTTTATGGGTAAGTTTCATTGCATAGTCTCTTTTGAGAAAAAATTAAACGCTTCTGGAAGCGATCCACTCATCAACGGAAGTGGAACGCTATCCAACGGAAGCAGCACCAAGTCTCACGGGTTTTGGAAACGTTTCGTCGTAATACCTGGATTCGGGATTTAGCTTTTCATAGATAGTTGACCGGGACAGACCAACTATCTTCGTCAGTTCTCTCATGCGCAGAATGCGCTGCTGTGGCTCTGGTTGCCTGGTGTAAACAGATGACATTTTTGATTCTCCTGTTGGATGTCTCTGGCTGTGGTCGCACTTTTGCACAGGATCTGGAATAGTGTCCCCGTAAAAGAAACGAAACCAACTGCAGGGAGTCACTGTGCATACTTTTGCAAACCTGATGTACGACGTTTACGAGTCCTTCGGCCTGTTCCAGAAAGGGGCTCGCCAAGCAGACATACGTGGATCCGCTAACTTTTCAGGTCACCAGCGTTTTTTCGATAACAATGATGACGAAGAGATAAAGGAGGAGAAACGCTATGATGAAATCATCAGACACCTTGATGAGGAGGGGGTGTTCAGTACGGAGCAAAGAAGGGAGATTTTTTATAAATATGAGCAACTTTATAATGCTCTGATGACTCGGCCTATTTTTACTGAACTAAGTCGCAAACAAATACAAATCCGCTACGCCCAGTATATACTCCCAAGGCTCATCGCACTTGATATCTATAAAACTTACAATGCTGAAAACAAAAATAGCTTTTATCACCATATACACATTTTCTTGCAGAAAGAGTACTGCCCATGCTGGGAGGAGAAAAAAAAAGGTGTTTTTTCTGCCGTTCGGCAGTATCTGAAGAATTCAGTAAGAGAACTAGAATTCTCTCATACAGAAAATCTGACACCTCTTTTTAAAGTAATTGAAAACATCCGCCCTGGTAACACACAGAAAAAAGGTGCGCTGGATACATCAATCATAGAATGCCTTGAGGCGTATTCTGGTATTGTCGACGATAAGACACTGAACAGCATCAGAGTCAACCTTGATAATATAAAAAAGGCCCATTACTCCCTGACCGTACTCCTGAATACTGAGCGAAAACTCCCTGTCATTAATATCATCTCACGGTACTACAGAAACTATGTAGATAATGGAATAAAACCCGGCAATATATCAGCAATGTTATGCAGACTACTGTATGAACCAGAACCCCAAGATTTTATCCATCATGATATCATGATTAACTCAATTGCGAATTATTATCATAAGAGAGCAATAAAACCGATCTCTCTGAATATAAACGAGGAATGTTTACAGAGTATTAGCGCATTAAAAAACATCGTTTTCAACTTCAATGATAAAACCATTATTTCCGAAGCACAGTTAACTGACATCGCTGTAAAATTAAAAAAAGACCCCCATAAACAAGTTGTTCAACCGTATTTTGAACTCTGGAAACTTATAGATTTAATCAGTAAAGGGGAAACAGAGGAAGCCTATGAGAAAGTCAAAATTTTTTCTCTGGATGATTTACCTGTAGGATACCTGGCATCCGCTTTTTTAGTTATCCATATTGCATTACGCATAAAGTTCGAGAGGAAAACCGTTAAAAAAGGTGTTTTCTCATCATCTGTAACAACTATTCTTGAAAATCAGGGAATTTATACTAACTATATCCCCGTCAATTGGGCTTATATAGAAACCCACAGTGACGGCTCTGTTATGAAAAGCACTCTTCTTTCTGAATCCATTTTATCAGATGCCAACAATCTGACCATCATGCGTTCGGTAAGGATGTATAATAACATGGTCAGGAGAATAAGTGACTGGAATGACCTTGAGCTGGAAGGCATTTATCCAGAGTCTGTTTACGGGCTTCTTGATAAATTTGACACTATCCTAGGTAAGATACTCAACATTATCTTTGTTGAAAAAATCACTTCCAGCCAGGATTTAGCTTTCATTCTGAAAAATAAAAAAGTCCTGGCTAGAGGTGAACTGAATGATAGCCTTATCGGCATACTGATTAACTGTCCTCTTTTGACGTGCGTACGGGACCTGAAGAGCTTAATAAAATATCTTCGCTGTCCGGGAGAGGAAATAAAAAATATAATTCTTTCAGTTGACAAAAAAACCTGGAATTTGACACATGGAGCCCTGAAGATTCTGGAGGAAGAAAGAAAGATACAGGCGGTAAAAACACAGGGAGGTAGAAAATAAGTGCATATTTTTGCATCTCCCCCGGCTACAGTGGCTACGCGTAGCCACTGTAGCCGCCTTCCCTCCGAGAAAAGGCCATTTTCAGATTTACTGATGAGTAATATGTTCCATATCTCTTAGAAAAACTCTTATAGGCCAGGAGTTCTGCCAACAGCTGGGCCGAGATAGCCAGGAACGAAGACATATATATCTACTGCAAGAGTTCGTTCATTCTCTTTTGAAAATAATCTGGATATTTTTCCATTACCATTCGAGCTCCTTCCCTGTTGCGTTTCAGCTCTTTTACAAGATCCCTCTTTTGAGTCGAAGCCAAGTTCAAAGATACGGCAAGATCTTGAGAAATAATTCTGTCCGAAAACCCAATCTCGTAAAGGGAGATAGTAGTTGCTGTGGGTAGACCATATTTCATGCGTTTTTGAAAAAGTTGCAGATAATTTCTCAGCTGTAAGGTATCAACTTGTGTGACGATCTCGATGAGTTCAGATACAGCGCCTACAATAAGAGCGCCATCATATGCGAGAGCCCCTTCGCAAACTTCGACGACGTGGTCGATCTTGAACTCTCTCAGGCGGTTACCCCAAATCATCTTAGCTTTTCGCTTACGGATGATTTTAAGAAGATCACAGAATGGCTTTCCACTGATCCATCCATGCGATATTTCCTCAAGCACTTCCGGGTTATTGAACTTAGTGAATACACCACTTTTGATATATCGGGTAAGCAATGGCCAGACGATGGCGAGTGTTTCTGTTTCATCAACCATCGAAAGCAGGCTTTCAGTGTTGGACTGAACCCACCCCTCAATAGCCTGAGCATCCTGAATTCCGTAAAGCGTCCTGCCATAGATTTTGCGGCGAACAGGATCGGTGATATTTGCGGAGATATTCTCAGCGAGAAGCTTAAACAACTCTCTGATGTTCTCCTTCTTCTGCTCATCAGCTAAATGGAAAGCCAGCGTCCCTTCGGCCAAGTCGGTCACATCAATTTCCGAAAGACCATCTTCAGACTCATCCCAGTGGGATAGCAGAAAGCTCTCGATGGCACAGATAAGGTTGATTCTCCAGGTAACTTGGCGCTCGATACCGTCTTGTGAGAAATTTTTGTCTCCATGTTGTGCTGCTATCCCAGCAGCCAACTTGGTAACTTCATCAGGATGATCGATATAAGCCTTGGCAAAATCTAAAGCTTCCATGTTTATGGTGTATTTCTCGTCATCGCTCTTGATGGGGGCGAAGATCGATAGAAGATTGCTGATGCACGGCTCAGAATTGCTCGGCTCCAGAAGTTCCTTTACTTGCTTCCAGCGCCATTTATCATTACGTATCTTTCGCTTGTCATAGATCACCGGGTCAGCAAATAAGATACTGCCTTCAGTATGCATCCCAGCGCGACCCGCTCGTCCAATGAGGTTGTGGAAATCGCGGACCTTGATGCGATCCATCCCTTGGTAAACACTGGTCACGATGAGGTATCGAATCGGAAGGTTTACACCTTGCGCCAAAGTGGAAGTGCAAACAACGAATCGGACAAGATCATCGCGCATGGCATGTTCCACCGCCAACCTAATACCATGAGGTGTGTTGCCATGATGGGAAAAAATACCGTATGCCGCACTTCGGGAAGCAGGGGCATCAATGCCTAGATTTGCGACGTGCAGATGTGACAATCGCTCAACTTCTTGGGAGTCTGAAAAATCAGCCGGAAAGGATAAGGGGGCACCTCGTTCTATAATATCAACAGCCTTTTCACAGATGTTAGCCGCTGTCGACTTACGTCCGCAGAAAATAGCGATGCTGCCATTCGGAACCAATTTCAAACCAAGGTAAAGTGCAATTCCCTGCCCATCAGTCTTTTCAGGAAAGACGCGGTCCGTTCTTTCTCGATTTTTTTTGCCAAGATTAATACTCTCTATCACCCTAGGGACAAAAAATTCGTTTTGTTCAGCATCACGACTATCTACGTACTCAATTCTTCCTAATTGGTCCATCCAACTTGCGAATCCAACAGATCGGAATGTGGGGATAAGGCTTGTACCTTCAACAACATTAGATTCGCCGTTAAGCCATTCACCAACAGCTTCTGCATTGCTAATAACTGCTGAAATAAGTACTTTTTGTGTATCTTCACGTATCATTGAACGGAGTGAAGTTAAAAGTAATTCGTATGTGATGCCACGTTTGCCGCTATCAAATTGATGACCTTCATCGAAAATCAGTAATCCAAGATGCGAAGCAAGTTCTGGTGCATGGCGTAGAACATAAAGTAGCTTTTCAGGAGTAACAACTAAGATCTGTTGTTGTGCAAGGATAGACACGATTTCAAAGTCAGTTTGTAACGCATCGGACAGTTCATCCACCAGAATTGGTTCATCGTAGAATGCTTCCACAAGACTATTTTTAATCTCATGGCATAGGGCTCTAAATGGAGCGATGATTATAGCCAGTAACACGCGCTCTGAAATAAAGGCGCTTCTTAGTACGATTTCTATAGCCTTAGTTTTTCCTGCACTAGTAGGCATTTGAACAATGGCTGATTTGCCTTTGAAAACATCAGCCTTTCCTAAAAGATGTTGTGCTGGCCATAATTCCTTTATGAATGATTCTTTTTTAATGGACTTACTCCAACTATTTTTTGAAATTCCAGAGTAAATAGGCAGAGCATTCCAACAGGAGTTTTCAATTTTTTTTCTAACTAAGGCTACAGCTATATCGCCAAGTAACAGCTGACGGGGAGTTCCGAATTTGTAAGCAGCCTCTCTGAGCTCGATAGCTTTATTTATAAGTTCTTTTTCATTATCACCATTACTTATAAATAAAACCAACAAATCAAATACGGAATCAATATAGTTTCCAATCTGTCCCTCAGCACCACCAAAATACACTGACGTATCACCTCGAAGCATCCATAGAATAATATTTTCAAGCCCATCAGCATTTAAGTCAGGAAAATCAGCATCTATTTTATTTGCTAATACGGAAGAGCTTCCCGGTAGGTCACACAGATAATAAGAGGATGCACCAAGAAGTAATAAATATGAATCCAGTTCCTCACCTAATCTAGATTGGATGTATGAGTCGAAAAAATGGGCAGAAAAAAGCAAATTCCTTCTTAGCTCTGACAATAAGCCAGGTTCTGTTTGGTCCCTATTTATTGCTGCGGCAAGATCACCTAATATTCCTATAGATATTGTAAACAATTTAGCTGGATCTTGAGGAATTTGAATATGATGTTCTTCAGAAATGCCATATTCGTACATTTTTCCTTTTGAACGTGCAATACCAAGTAACTGTAAGGATTTCCGTTCAGGCCTCATCAGCAGCCCTCCTATAGAGTTCATGTACCAGCTGCATCATATTAGCCCCTCTAATGACCAAAAGTTTAAGATTTCCGTGATTTGGATGGGGGGTGTATTCTTTCGACTTGGCTGTTGTAGGAATTTTGTTACAATCAGAAGAAGTTAACTCTTCAACATCAAAAAAATCTGAAGAAATTATCGCTGCGGCACCATAATTTTCTTTAAATGGTATATCAACTGGATTCTGGAATCTTTCTATTTTTTTTGCTTGGTTTATTTCTCGATATTCATATAACTTTTGTTTTATGAAATTGAGTGATTCATCAATTCTAATATGGTCTTTAGCTGAATCATTGATAGCGTTTTGTAGTCGGTTAACAGTAGAGGCAGAGAACTTCGTCTTCGATTCAAAAACAAACATTACATCTTCAATAGAATATTCACCATTCTTATGGTGAAAACGAAAACCAACAACATCACTACCCTTTGGTGATTCGTCTCGAACTACTTTTGAAGACCAACGAACTCTAGGCACCCAGCAATCAAGTAACCATTGCAAATAGTCACAAACTAGTATTTCACCAAAGTCTCCGGCTCTGATACCTGGTCCAAGCTTTGAGGTCTCAGAGGGAAATTTAATATTGTTGAGATAATCTTTCCTAGCTAGTTTTCCTCGTAGAAAGTCTATGTCTGTATCTAAACAATAATGGTTTCTAAAATGTCTCGCCCATGCGCTGAGCACAACATCATCCTGAACATGATTAAACTCCCAGACTTCGATCTCCTTGCCATCAGAGGTCGTTAGTCTTTCTCCATTATCAGAAAACCATTTTAGATGTTCAGAACTCCATGGCATTTTATTCACTCATCTTTGATAAAAAATCCAACTTTTAACTAAAATTTGGGGAGACATCTCCGCTCTAAGCTCAATAATTATTGCCGTAAGGGAATGAACCCGACTCTTTGGCCTGCCTGTGCTGTATCTCCAGCGAACCATTCATAATGAACGGCTTTAGCGACATCACTTAAGGGTTCTTTGTTCTCAATTACTATAACTTGAACTTCAGCACTTAGTTCTTTTAACGACGCCCAAAAACCAGTCTCAATACTGGCAGATACTGCAGTGTCCTGCTGCCCAATTGATGGTGATTTACGATAACTCGTTAGTGGTGAGTCAAGAATCACAAAGCCGGGGTGTGGTTTACCTTGTTTAACACTATATAGTAAAAGACCAATGACAAATGCAGAATAAAGAATTGAGCGAACTCCTTTGCCATGTGACTGTCGAGATTGTCCATCTACCACTATGTCATACAGTTTATGATCAAACTCAACTCTTGGGTCTTCCCCCCAGCACCAACTTTTCAGCACGTCCTCGATAGATTTGCATAGAGTACGTAACGCCACTGTCGGTAAGGGTTCCCATTTAGAAACCTTAGATTTCTTGTTAGTTGTCGATTTTTCAATATCTTCCTTCATCAACTTAAGACTATTCAGTTGTTCTCTATCATTTCTAATACCCTCTAATGTTATACGTCTCTGAATTAATTTCTTGAGTCGATCATTCAATTCGATTAAATTAGATGATAATATTTCATTCAGGTAGCTTTCGTATCCTTTAATATTATCACGATTAGATTTTACTTCCTTTTTCCATCCAAGCAAACGTTCTTCGAGAGTGTGAATTGCATCAATGAGATCGATCTTCAAAGCCTTAATCTTAGATGCTTCTGCTCTGGCTCCTTCATAAATATCTGCGCTGTTTTGCCCAATCCCATGAACATGTTCTTCATCCATTTTCTGATCACAAAGCGGACAATTTACTTCCTGAAGACTGGTAAAATAATGAACTCCTTCGGCGATAAAATCCAAGCGACTTAGATCAGACTCGTAACGTTTATCTAGCAGGTTATATCTCAACAATACTTCTTCAATTGCAATAAGCTGTGTCTCCGCACGTTGCAACTCCGCTGTTTCTTTTTTTAATGACTCTAAAACCCCCTCACGTTCGCTTGTAGTTTTGGTTAGCTCAGAATAAACATTCTGAATCGCACTTTCAATTTTTTCAATTGTTTCTTCCGGATCATCATTGAAGTCTTGAACCTTGTTCTCGAGAGGCTCCAGCATATCTTCGATAAGACTAAGTCGTGCTCTATTTCTTGTAATAACAATATCACGATGTTCAGTTGCTATAATACCAGTATCATCTTTACCAGAAAGCAAATAGGAAAACATACGCTTACGCGCTGTAGCATCAAATGTACCATCGCCAACAACAGGTGATTTTTCGTCAATCATGGCAACTTCATTGACCATGAATACAGGTAGAAGAGTACGTACTGTTAGACGCTGAACATCACCATTATCATTTTTACGAAGTTTAGCCTCATCTGTCATACCGCTGAAAGGTAGCAACACTGAAGTAATATCTTTCGATTGACCTTTACCTGAACGACGAGTTGCAATTTTCTCGCCAACTTCTGTAATTTCTTCGAATTTGCAATAATAAACAACCACTCCGCCACCAGACAGGTTCCGCTCGAGTGTAATACTATTTTGTTCCGAGTTTTCAAATTCTACATACAACTGAGAATATGGCTCTGCAATAGGAATATTTTTTTTGAACTCATCTGCCCCAAGAATATAGTCTATACAATGAAATAAATAACTTTTCCCTGTATCTGATTGACCTGCTAAAATATTCGCACCAGCGGCAAAATCAATGGTTGCATCCTCTACCTCTGAACCGCCTCTAAGGGTTATTTTTCTAATTTGCAT